AAGTGCCAACATTTCATCACGAATGTTAAGCAAATCAGAATCTTCTTCACCAAGTTGTTGAGTCAAGCTAACAAGAAAACTTGTGTATTCATCAAGTGCTTGTTCTACATTCTCGCCTAAGTCTTGAAGTTGAATAGATGGTGGTGCAGAAACTCTTTCGTTTTTGCCCATATATACTTCCATAAATGAATCAATCAATTCGCCAAGAGCATTATAAGTGGCACCATATGCTTGGTGTCTTGAATAAAGCTTGGTTTGCCAATGCCAAATACGGAATTGTTGCTCCATTTGAATCATCTTTTCAACAATTTGGTCCATTTTAATATTCCTTTTGCATTAAATAGTTTGTTTATAACTAATTTTCTTCATTTCTCCAAAGTTTGACCCTGCTTTAATGTTAATTAAAAACTTACCAAACTCTGTTGCTGAGAATACATCTACAATCTTTGGAAGCAAATGCTTTTCGTCATTTGCCAAATCAACAATAATGTTGTCGTGAATTGTAAATGCAATGAAAGACTTAGAACCCTCCAATAGTTTTGCAACTTCTACCATTTGTTTGAGAACCAAATCAGCAAACGTAGATTGAACAATATACGAAAGTGAGTGGTGTCTATCTGCTTCTATCTCTCTTCCCCAAATATTCTTTATCAAGTTGATGAATAGGAAACGAATTTGAAATAGTAGAAAGTCTTCCTGTCTTTGTTCCAAAAATATCATACTTAATATATGGAGACAGGTTATTGTACTTAACTTTTGCTCTTTTAACCATAGGATTAGCAATTTTTAGGTCAAGAACAGAAGTATCAATATTAAGTCGTTGTTTAGAGATATTATTGCAAACTTTCATAACCTCAACAAGATGGTCATAATTGTTTGGCTTTTGATAATTCTCAACAACATGCTGAATTATCTTAGTCTTTACAGAAAAGTAATCAACCAAGAAGGACAACGGCACCATATCGTAATAGCAGTTCTGTTCCAAGTCAATCTTAGAAAGAAAAAATGATCGGAAGAAAGCCTTAAACTTATCATTTAAGTATTTCCAATCTTCTGCAATATGTTGAGGACATACTTCGCTAATTGTTTTTCCACCACAATATAGTGAAACATAATCGACATTATTATAATTATCTAAAACTGGATTATATGTCCAACAAAAATGTTGTTCGTTTTTGTTTGGCAAGTCTTTATAAACTTTACCATCAAAAAAGAAACCAAAGCAATCGTGCTTATTATCGATTACTTCAAAAATCATTACCCCTCTTGTTTAGATTTCTTTAAGTTTAACATAAGAGTGTTTAATGTACCAGACCCAACAAGTTGTTTTTTTATAAGTTGTTCTTCTATATGCTTTAAAGCAGAATTTAAATTTGAATTTTTTAAAATTGATGTTGCGTTAGATAAAATATTATTTTTTGTTGAATCTGACAATTCTTGCTCTTGTTCGCTTGTTCTAATTTGTAAATAAATTTTAAGTGCAGTTTTATTATCTAATTTAGTTTTAACATTTTTGAGTGATATTGGATTTCTAACAATATTTTTAAAAGCTAATTTCTTGTCGCACTCAAAAACAACTTTACTTATTGGTTTATTTTTAACAAATGTATTATAACCATTCAATAATATAAAATTGATATTATCAATTTCAGAATTAATTGTTGGAGTAAAATGAGTAGCAAACAAATTTTGTCTTGTTGTTCCAACTTCCAACATTGCTTGCGTCATTGCTGGGGAGCCTATGTCTGCAATCAATCTCCAAGGAGCATTATAATCAATATAAAAGCCGTGTTTAATACAAACATTACGAAAATAATCAAAATTTGATGATTGTATAAAATTATACTTTTCTTCATCTTTTGAATATTTTAAATCAGCAATTTCTATAACCATGCCAGAAACGCTTAAAGGACAAAAATTAGTTTTTAAAAAACAAGTTTTTGTAATAGGCATAATTTTTGATGTTAATTTACTATACTCAATCATGTGTGTGACATAAGAATCAAAATCTACAATTTTGTTTTCTCTTTTACCATCAATAATATAATCTTTATTTAGACTTGTCAACACAACATTCATATAAGAAGAATATTGCTTGTCTAATGATTCGTATGCTTTGTATGCCTTTATTGAGGAAAGATAGTCTTCTGTTTTACTTATAGATCCAATAGTAATAGATTTAACAAAATTTTGTTTTAAAGCATCAAATTGATTTTTTACAAAATCAAGTGCATACAAATTTTCGTTTGTTGAAATAAGTTTTAATTTTTGCTTATTAGCAATTACTGCATTTAAAGAATCATCTACTTTACCATAAAATTGATTTTCTGCAATAAAAGTATTAAACATTGGTTTTGGTGCAGTAATTTCATCAAAGATACCAACTCTATATTTTGCTCTTTCAAAAAAAAGTGTTTTTGCTGATAATGAATTTTTACCATCAAAAGAATTATATCTTGCCATATAATTATCCTCCACCTTCATTATTACGATTACGCACACTAGCAAACACGCTATAATTATATCCAGATTTTTGAGATAACAAAACATCACTTTCGTTAATTGTTGCAACTTCTTGTGAAGTAACACCAGTATCAGCAACAGAACCCTCAGTAGCAGAATTAGTAACAATACTTCTCTTCTCAGCACCAGAACCAACCCATCTTGCTTTTAAACTAGTTTCAAAACCATTTGTATTTATGGTTGACTCTACTCTATAAATTGTGTGATATCCACCAAGTTTAAGAGAATATGAAATTGAATCTGTTTCGTATGGTTCTCCAACTTTTCTACCAAATCCAGACGGATTAATATATATCATCATACCATTTATAAATAAATTGTTACCAACCATTTTAACATCAACATCGTAAGGTGTCATAAGTTGTTGTAAATCATATCCATTTGATTCACGAACATAATTTAATTCACGTAACCCTTGCACTTGTGACCTAGAAAATGATATATTTTTTATAAGCCCTCTATCTCTTCCAAAATAAAAATGATAAATACCATTTTTTAAATCTTTTTCACATTGAACATTGTTTGGAGAAGAAGCATCTTGGCAATATATCGCAACATATTGTTTTATTTTACTTGAATCAATATTTTTATTATCAATAGGATTTGTTTGAATTACTCTTGATAAAGTATCAACAGGTACATCTCTATTCAAATCATCTCTTTTTTCAACAATTGGGTCATTACCATCAACTTTTTTGACAAAAAAATTAGAAATATTAAATTTATTTTTTAAAGGTAACAATGTTGTTCTATTACAACTAGAAGCTAATATATTATTAATTAATTTAGATGCAAAATCTCTTATAAAATACAAAAGCATATATTGACTTTTGTTTTGTGAAATAATAGAGGATGTAAACCATTCAACAAACCAATCAACGCTAACAGGAATGTCAAAAATATTATATGTATTTGTTTTAATTGGTAATATATTATCTCTAAGAATTGCTGAACCAAATAAAAAGTTTGGTTTATTTGGTTCTTCTTTTAAGTTTTCATAAGTGTTGTTAATAACATAATTGAACAAATCACTTAGAAAAAAATACGATATATAATAAATTCCTGTTTCAAGTTTTGGTACGATTGTGGATAAATCTGGATTTGTAGTACCCTCAGTTGTTTTAGTTAGTGCTTCTCTGACTTGTTCCTTTTTTTCGTTTAAAAAGTCACCTTCGTTTGGTTTTGGTTGATACTCAACAAACGTACTAATTTTTGCATTTGCAGTTCTATCACCTGTTGCTTTTGAAATTTCATCTTTAAACGCTTTATACTCTGCTTGTTTAATACCAACTATGTATGTTGGAATATTGTTTAATATTGTTTGTAACGATTCCTTGTTGGTTTCTAATAAAATTTCTTCATACTTTTTTCTTGCTTCTTCAAGTTTTTTGCTATTTTCTTCGCTTCTATCTTCTTCATCTTCATCCTTTGGAGCAGTATCACTAGCTACTTTTTCATAACTTCTTTTTGCATCATTAACTTTTTTTGTTTGGTCACTAGTTTTTAAACAATCTGCACTATTCTCCCATAATAGCCCTTCGAAATAAGCACGATAATTTATATCAATTGTAAATGTTCCATCTTGTGCAAAATTAAATTGATGGTCTATTAATGTCAACATTAATGTGGTTGTATTTTGTTTTAAAGACTTAATTTCATCATTTGTAAATAAATCTTTATTATTTGTATTCCATCCAATTACAACTTTAAATGTATAATATTGAGCACGATATTGGTGTGCTTCATCAAACTTTTTTCCACTACGCAAAATTAAATCAACATATCTAAATGGTTTTTTATGACCACCAGTTGTTGAATAAATAAAAAAAGGTTCAGCAAAATTATTTAAACTATTAGAAAACAAAGTTAACTTTGCAGAAATATCTCTTCTTGATGAAACAGGATTTGACCCTTCAAGAACCCAATTAAAACTTTTAACTCCAACATCCATTGGTCTTTCAAGTTCTTTTGCAATAATTAAATTTTCAATTGTTCCATATGTTGTTCTTCCGTTTTGCCAAGCAGCGTGTGTAGAAAATGGTATAAGATAATCGTTTGTTTGTCCTCCTTCTCCATCTTGTTGAACTTTGTAAAAAGTTATATTTGGAACCAAAGAAGATAATTGATGTGGAGTAAAATCAAGAAACATTCCTTTTATATTAGAGCCATTTACATATGAAGAAAAATAATTGTTATCACCACTCATACAAATTGTGTTAGGGTTATTATCATAATATTGTTTATTGTTTCTAAATGTATAGTTTTTTTCTGAAAGTGGATTTATTAAATCCAACAAAATACATTGAGCAACTAATCTTTCTTCTTGTCCAGTTTCTTCTGGTACTCCAGTAGAGTTAGTAATACCATAAAAATCGGTGGCTGTAACAAGTGCAGAAGATACAGCATTTGTTATTGCTTCCATAGGTGTTTGACCAGCACCTTCAACTTCTGGAAATGCTGCTTCTTTTATTGATGGATTTACATCATTATTCAATTCTCCGTAAAAACTATTAAGTTGTGCTTCTGTTAAATTAGGTCTGTTGGCATAATCAAATGTTAATTTAACAGCAGGATTGTCCTTTATGTTTTTAAATGTTTCAACAATAGTATTCCATTGTGTATCTTCAGCACCATAGCTATATTTATCTTGACTTGAGCCAGCAGGAGGACTTGGGAAAGTAAAAAATCCACTATTTCCTTCTTTTTGTGAAACTAAATCTACGCACTTTAGTACAATTATTCTTCTTATTTTTTCTGCTTGATCGGCCATATAATCTACTCTCTATAATATGATGAAATTCTTTCAAATGGTGTTGGAATATAAATAATATCACCTATTGACAAATGTGCTTCTGTTGGTTTACCATTAAATCTTGCAATTATCCACCAGTAAGTTGCATCTTGATAATATTGTGTTGCCAATTTATGATATTTGTCGCCTTCTTCCCAAACATGAGTTAATACTCTTAAAGTATTTAGTTGTTCATTTGTTAATGTTTTAAAGTTTGGAGTTGAATAATGAGAAATAGATTTTTTATTTCTTAAATCTTGCGTTAACTCATTTGCTGTTGTTATTATATTTCTTGTCGTCATTCTTGCCATTTTTATTATTATCCTTATTCTATTGAATCTTTTACATCAGATAGTCCACTTTGTACATCAATAGTAAAATCAGAGGCATCTGCTTGGTCGCCAGCCGCTACTTTACCTTCTAAAAATGTTACATCACCCCAAGGAAATATTTTTGTATTTTTGTCTATATTTCCATTGTTTTCATTTATATTACCAATAAAATTAAAATCTACTTTGTTGCTTGAAACCCAACCAAGTGTTGATTCGTGAATTGCTGTAAGTGCAAGAGAAAGTTTAATTTGTTTTGGAAATAAAAATGTTTTTTGAGAAATAAAAAATCCCATTTCTAAATCTGGTTGAAATGTAAAACTTGTTGGAGCAACCAATAAACCAGAATCTACATAATCATTGTTTGATAAGTTTTTATTAATTTTAGTGCTTTGAATCATATTGGCAAACTTCACTCTCCACAATGGAGATTGACTTATAAATGTAGCATTACTTAATGATTCGCTGCTATCTTGTGTATAAACAGGATATAAAAATTGCGATAATGTTGAAAGTGCTTGTAAATTTTTAAGTGCATGATTTTCATCATATGCTAATATTTTAAATGAAACGTTTATTGTTCTTGAAGTATTTTTATATTTTTGTACAGGGTCCATTCTTCCATATAATTGTTCTTGTTCAAAAGTTGGTTTAAAGTCTTCTGAATATGCATCTAGAATAGCGGGAAACACAAGGGAATATTTTTGCTTTCCGTTGTTTGGAACGTATGAGATAAACAATTTTGTTGCATTTGACGAATTATAAAAATTACCATAATCATCAGGACCAGACCCATTTTTTGGTGTTCCAATATCGTTATTTTTAATTGATTGAATATAATATTCGGTATCAACAAAATTTTGTGTACTTGCATTGTTTAAACTACTTTGCAAATTTTCTGGAATCTTATTGTTGCTTCCTTTAAAAAATGGCATAATATTTTTATTTCCTTTTTATGGTGCCGAACCAGTTGGTGTTGATGATGGAGTTACAACTTTATTTGCTGGTGTTGAATTGTTTTTATTAAACTTAATAAAATCGTTACCCCAAGGAAAATTTACATTTTTTGATACAACTTTACCATTGTTATCTAATTTACCAATCCAATGAAGTTGATTATTCTCAATGGTCCAACCAAGTGTTTCTTCGTGAAGCACATTACAATTTAATGTTATTTTTATTTCTTTTGGAAATAAATTATCATTTTCAATAAAAAAACCTGCTTCCAAATTTGGAGCAAAATTTAATGAAGTTGGAACAATTAAAAGACCATCTTCTGCCATATATGCATTATTATCATTCTCATTTTTATTACCTCTAGCAGTTCTTTGTATTATGTTAGAAAATCTAAGTCTCAACATAGGAGGCTCTCTTAACACTAAAGCATTACATATACTTCCCTTTACTGCACCATCATAAACTGGATACATAAATTCTGCTAATGCAGAAATAGCATCTAGATTCTTTTTTGCATGTTGTTCATCGTATGCTAATACTTTAAATGATAATGTAATTGTTCTAGAAGTATTTGAAAATTTCTGTATCCCATCGGTAAAACCATAAATTTGTTCACTATTGAAAGTAGGTTTTAATGAATCAGAAATTGAATCTATTATTGAGGGAAAAACAAGAGTATAACCAGCCTTTACATAAGTAATAAATATTTTTGCTGCATTACTATTACCATAATATAATGAATAATCTTCTGGTCCAAAACTATCTTCTGGTTTAGATACGTCTATTTCTTTCTCAGTTGCAATATAATAATAGGCTTTTTCTATATAAGTAGAATTTGTTTTTCTTACATTTCCTATTTTTTTGGTTGATGGTTTGGTAAAAAATGACATTTATATTATTCCTTATCTTGTTGCAATTCCATATTTTGCCATTGTTGCAATTGTTATTTTTTCAATATGACCATCCAAACTTGTAGTATCTCCAATTTTTATTACAACTGGAATGTTTTTTATTACCATTTCTGTTGGACCGCTTGTTTCTGTCGTTGATGTAGTTTTAGCAGTACCAGATATTGCTGCTCCAGCGAGCAACAAACCAACTGCTGGGTTCAAAGCGGTAATTGTATTTAATGTTGATAATGCTGTGTTTAATTGATTAAGAACAACTAATAATTGAGTGTTTACACTTGCATTTAACGAGTCAACAAGTGATTTAACTGCGGTAGCCATTTTAGTAAATTTGGTATCGTCTATTTGAGATAATGAAGATAATATGCCAAGTGGGTCTGTTCTGACTCCTCCAGTTATGATTCCGCCAATACCTCCAATAATCCCGCTAACCGCCCCAGCAGCAGAAACACCGATACCAGCACCCGCAAATGCTATAAGTGCTCCTGTTAGTACATAAAGTCCCCCAGCAATACTTAACAAATTAGATGCAGGAAAAGTTCCAAGTATTACAAATAATTTTTCTAATGATGCAAAAGAGGAAACTAAATATCCAAATCCTGCCGCTGCTATTCCAATCGCGGCTCCGATTGCTAAAATAACACCAGCAATTGGTAATAATAAAGGAGCCGCTGTTGCTGCTGGTAGCATAGATAAAAGCGCCATTGTAAAAAGCCCAATTGACCCAGAAACTAATAATATCGCTGTGGCAGCAGCAGTTCCGTTATCACCAACATTTTGAAATGCTTCAACAAGATAAGACAAACCGAAAGCAGCAGCAGCAATACCAACACCAATACCAATTGCGACAAGTGCTATTGCTGCACCTAATGCAAGCAATTGCGGCCAACTCAAAGCTGCTACTTGTCCAAGCAATCCTATGCCTTGTGCTGCTGGTGGAGCAGCAGCACCAGTTCCAGCTAGAGAAGGAATTAATTTTGATAATGCTCCACTTAACGCACCTTTGGCTGCTGCAACTTTAGTGACAGCTAATGCATATGCAAAATAAGTAAGTGTAAGAAATGTTATAGTACCAATAAGCGAAAGTAAAGTTTTTACCCAACCTTCTGTACTTTTTGCAGCCGACCCAAAAAATTCTACAATCCAAGCACCAACTTTTATTATTCCATTAATAATTTCTAAAACAGGCTGCATAATTGATAAAAGGTTTTTAAATGCATTTGCAAATTGTTCCATTGCTGGCATTGCGTCTAACAACATTTGATTCATTTTAGCTTGTGCATTTGCTTGATCAATTGCTGCATCTTGTTGTTTTTGCAACATTATTCCTCTATCAAATTCATCTGCATTTAAAAACTTTAATGCTTCGTTTTTATCTTTTAGACCAAGTGTTGATTGAATAGTCATAAGAGTAAAGTTTTTTTCTGCTTCACTAACATTTTTTAAAGACTCCGCAGAAAGACCAGCTTGGTCAAACGCTCCAGAAAGCATTTTTACTCTTTCTGCTGGTTCTGCAAACATCATATCTGTAACACCAATATAATCTGCACCTAATAATGCATTTAATTTTCCTACGTGTTGTGCTGCTGAATCGAATGTGTCAAACTTGGCCGCTACTGCAACAAGAGAATCAAATTCAATTCTTGTTCTTGACGCTTGACCAGCAAGTTGTTGCAATGCTTCTTTACCAAATACTAAAGCAATGTCAGAGCCTTTTTGCATAATTGAAGATGCTTGTGATATAGAAAAACCCATATTAGTAATTTCTAATGTTGTTTCAGCAACAATATTAGAAGCTTGTGACATTTGTGCTGAAAAATCAGCATTAGCACCAGTTGTTATAGAAATACTATTATAAACAACATCTATTGATTTTGCAGTTTGTTCAGCACTAATACCAAATTGTTGCATCAATGCTATGTTTGTCATAACACTTTCTTTGTTTTGTAATTGGTCTTGACTTAATTTGCTAAATGTTTTACTTGCTGTATCAAAATCACCTTGCATAAGATTTAAAGACGAATTAACTACAAGCATTGCATCTTTTGTAGAAACACCAAATTTACTAATATTATTTGAAGCATCTTGCATTGCTTCACGCATTTGTGTCCCCCAAGCAGCAGTTTGCCCAGAAGAAAGAATAAATTCTCCTCTCATTTTTTCAAATGATTTTTCTAAATCTTGACTTGCTTTTAAAATAGCACCAGCAGCAAGATTTAGAGTATTTGACAAACCTTCTTTAGAAAATAACTCACCAGTTGCTTCAACTAATGACCTAACATCATCAATTAAATTATTTGTTTTTTTACCCAAAGCAGAAAATGCTTTAAGAAGTTCACTATTTGAGTTAGAAAGCTTACTAAATGCATCAGATGTTCTTTGCATTTCTTTAGATAATTTTACAAAATTCTCCATAAATTCCTGCATTTGTTCTGGAGTCATTGAACCAAAATCAATTTTGTCTGCCATTTAAAAGCTTCCTTTCTTATAAATAGAAACAAATAAAAAATGCAGGAACAAAGTCCTGCATTATTTATCTTGTTGGTGGAGTCGGATAACTTGTTTTGCCACTTCCATTTTGTGCTTCTTCAACTTGTTTGTTTTCTTTTTCTATTTGACTAGATAATCGTTTAACAAACCAATTTCTTAAACCAATAGGAAGATTATAAAACTCTGTAAAACTCCAACCATTATAATATTTAACATAAAAGAAGTGTTCATACACTCCTTCCATATATTTATCACTTAGGCCAAAAAAACTCCGCAGTAAGCGGAATTTCGACCTCCTGCGAATGTGAACAAGAAGAACAAACAAAGTCAGTTTTCATATCAAGAGAAGGAGAAACTTTCTTATACATTGTTCGTATTAATTTTGCATCCATTGCTCTTAAAGTTATGATAAATCTGTCCAATGTTTGTTGGTCAGAAACACCATTTACAGAAACAATTGAAAGTCTTAATTGGTCTGTGGATAATGCTTCTGGAAGGTTTTTACGTTTTCTGTTTTCATTTAAATCATAAATTGTTCTTTCGTCTTTACCAGTTAACAATCTCATTTGTACTCTATAATGTGTCTTTGGAAGAGTTATAACAAATGTTCCATCATTTAAATATTCTACTTCACCATCTTCGTGGTTTTTACCATTACTTATTACAGCAGTATCAAGCTTATATATGATTTCTGATTTTGTTCCACAAGAGGGACAATTTAAACTAAAATTATAATCTTCACCATATCCAGTTATTCTTGCTGCCACCATTAAGGCAGAGCGGTCACAACTATAAAGATTATCAACATTTATTCTTTTATCAATAATTATACTTTGCAACATTTTATCTATTGCAATTCCTTTTTTGATAAGAGATTGAGAAGTCAATAAATCTTCTTCTTTTGCTGTCATATGTTTTATTTCTATTTGTTGTTGACCATGTAACAAATGTCCAACAGGATAAAATACACCATTAGATGGTAAATCCACAAAATCAGTAGGAACAACAAAGTCTAATGTTGTGGAAGTATTAGGAATTGTTTGATCATGAGGAACATCTGGTGTTGTTTGAAATCTATCACCATTATTACGCAATATACACCTCTATATTATTGTATTTATTTTTATATTAAGTTGAGCCACTAAGTTTAAAGAACTTGGTAGTATCCGACGCGGCAACAGCAGTAACTGCTGAAGTTCCTCCTGTAGATTCTGCACCTAATTCGCATGTAGCCCAATCATATTTAAGCGATAATTTAAGAGTATTTAAATTATCACTATCATATTTGACAGAACCCCAATCTATTTTTGTTATAATTGGTTGATTAAGTGTCCATTTTTCAATTTGAACGCCTTGGTCATCAATGTGTGATACATAAATAGCACCCAATGCAACGACGGATTTTCTTTTAGAAATTGTAACCAAACCACTTTCGGTGCTTGGTACTTCATAGCCACATGCTGCTAAAAGTGCAGCAAGAGTACCAGCAGCATCTAAATCAGAAGTTGGGTCAACCATTTCTAATGTAACTTCATTCCATTCAACAGAGCCGGGATAATTAAAACTATGATTCAAATATCTGTGTGCAACAGATTTAATTGTTGCAACTGGTTTAGTAAATGATTTGGCATACCAAACATAGCTGCTTTTATTTAAAGCACCAATTGAAACGACAAATCTAGATTCTCTTTTAGGGTCGTGAGCAGACCCATTAACACCTGTCCAAAATGCCATGTTTTAAAATCTCCCTTGTATATTCTTAAATAGTATTAAGTTCCTAAAGCAGCACCAGAACGTGTGATAATAAAGTCGAGTGCAATAAATTCAATTGCTCTTGCTGGTTTGATATACACTTTGGCATACATTATGTTTCTGTCAATTAAATCTGGTGTTGTTGTTCTTTTATCCAAGTCAACTCTGTATTCTGTTATACCTTGACGAGAAGAAACGTTTCTTAGGAAAGATTCGGTTTGATTTCTAAAGATTTCCCATGTTGCATCAACATTTTGTTCAAACAAAATTTGTTTTGATATCTTTGTTACTTCTCTCTTTATGTACAACATTAGTCTACGAACGTTGATTCTATCAAGTGCAGATGGTGTAATTTGAAGAGTTTTTTGTCCAAATACAACCAATCCTTCTGATGGGAAGGAAGCAATTGGATTAATATTAGCTTCATATAACGTATCTCTTTCGTCGGCATTTAATCTATAGGAAATACCAACTACATTTAATCCTGCTGCTCCTGCTGAAAGACCTCCACGGACAAATCCTGCTGGTGCAAACCAAACTTCTGAAGCTGCTTCAGAACTTGCAAATGTTCCAAGTGCTACAACGGATGGTGGAACAAGCAATTGTTGTGATGATGATTCGTCTTGAATTTTGACATATGGGAAGAATGCACAACCATAACTTGAATTGATATTTCTATCAGCTAAAGTATCAGCAGCTTGTTGTGGGTCTGGTTTTCTTGAATCAGCATCAAGTGAGATATCTTCGTAAATTGGTGTATGATCGTGCTTAACATCAACTACTGCAAGAGCGTCAGTTCTTTCTGAGCATACATCAATTAAGTTTTGTGTTAATGTAGACTCAGTAACACCGGGCATTGAAATTAAATTACATTCAACAAAGTCAACATCATCGATTGTATCTAATGCTCTTTGTAGTGAGTAGAAAGCATAATTTGTAGTTTCAGTTCCATTATTCAACAATGTGTTGTTTATAATTGGTTCTTTTTCAGTTATATCAAAACCATCAAACCCACCATAGAATGAAACGCTGAATTTTGGCATTACATCTGATTGAAGCACATAAGAATAACCACCAGAAAGAGCGGTTGCAGAGGTTCCTGCTGCTCTTGCACCTTCTGAGTATGATACACCAGTTACGTTACCACTTGAATCTCTTGTAACAATTAAATCATCAAGTGAAAACTTGTATGAATACTCGGTTGCAGACGAAGTGCTATCAAATGTAGCAAAAACACTTGGGAGTGGATAAGCTAAATCAGAGATACCACTATCAAAGAATGTACTTGAATCTTTTGTTTGGAAATCTGCACCGAAATATGCTTTCTTGATTGCCCTGCCGCCGTGGTCTGTATAATCAGCACGTTTAGCATAAGATGGGAATACGAAAGAACCTGTAAAGTCTACTGGACCTACTTTAATAAATTCTGTTACACTTCCTCTGGAATCGGCAATTGTTGCATTTGCTTTTACATATGCTTGTGTGAATTGTGCAGATGCAGATGTTGCAGAACCAAAGTTAGAAGCATAAGCACTACCAGAATGTAGTGTAAAGCCTTTAAATTTCATTCCACCAAGAATACCAAATGGAAGATATCTGGTGTCGGTTGCGCCAGCATCTACGTCTTCATTCATAACAACTCTAATATATTTAGATTTATTATCATAGTTTCCATATTCATCTAATCTTTTGTTAACTTCATCCCAAGCATAATATTTATCACCAATTCTTCTGGCGACATAAGATTCAGAATTTGGGTCAAGCGTTAATCCACTAAATGTTTCTATAACAGATACTGCTTTGTCCAAATCAGATGCTTGTCTTACTTGAATGGTAAATGTACCATATGGATAGATATCTGGGTTTGCAGAAGCCTTAACATCAATTATTGAAACTTTTATGTTCTTTTGTGTCCATTCACCTTCATCAAGTGAAACAAGTTTGAACAATTTAGCCATATTTAATGGACTATATGATGCATTGTCAGTTGAAAGGTCTTGTGAAATAAACCAACCAGTTTCTGCTGCTTGGGATTCCATTCTCATGTTACCTTTATTGGATGAACCACTTTGTAAGGCAACAATAACACCATATTGATTACCGGCAGTTAATGAAGCGACCTCGCCAACGTTTTCTTCAATTGAGCGTTCAAAAGATTCACCTAACCAATAAGTTTCAAGATTTGTTGCTGTGGTAACTTGGCTATTGACGAATATTGGATTTGTATTGAATACTTTTCTAATATAAAGGTCAGAAGCTGGATTAAAGTTGAATGAGCTTGTCAAAATTGGAGAACCAGCAGAGTTCTTGATTATTGCTGTGAATTCTGCATTGTCACCAGTAGAAGAAATCAAAGTAGCACTACCAGTTGCTTCAACAGAACCACCTCTTGCAGTTCCAGAAAGAACAACTGCACCACCATTTTCAATATACCAAACTGCTGCAAGTGTACCAGTTAAATGACTTGTTGAAGAACCAGAACCGATTATGAACAAACCATATGCACCACCATTTGAAGAAATAGTAGCACTTGCTGTTGCGGCTGTAGTTTGCCAACCAGCTTTACCAGAAGTTGTTGCATTGCTTGCATTTTTACCAGTAATACGGAAAAAAGTAACAGGACCAACTTCTGCATTTAAATAAGCTTGTGCTGCATATGGAGCATATGTAGGTGCTGTATAGTTTCCAGTTCTCCAAACATCACCACCAATGTTTCCAGCAATTGGTTGACCAAAGATTTCAACAAAATCTTCATATGATGCTACTTGAATTGGACGCATAGATGGACCATGCTCGGCTCTACCAATTATAATTGGACCTACACCGATTTCAGAAGCAGGAATAACGGATTTGTCAACTTCATTGATGTATATACCGGGAGAAATAAAACGGAAACTTGATGCAGCCATATTGGACAAACTCCTTTATTTTTATTTAAATATCTGGAAGTAAATAGTTATGAAATTATTAAAAACCCTTTAATTTATTTAAGAGTATTAATAATAACTGATTCTCTTGGTAGCTTTAGCTCAACAATCGATTCTCTTATAATAATGTTTGGAGTATCACTTTGCTCTAGGTCAGAAAAAATATACCCTAAAACATCAAATTTAATTTCTGAAGAATATGTTCTTTCATTATTTTGCATATTCTTAGCGTTATCGTTTAACGTTACGATAGAATCGGTTGGATACATCAATTCATAATTGTGTCCATCCCGACGAATTGAAAACACTCTTGATTGTCCATTAACAGCAATAAATTGTGTTATCATACTATTCATTTGTTCTAAATAATAACTTTTTAAACTTATTGTATATGAACATTTTACGTGAACAGGAATAGGAGCAGATATTATTTCATATACTATTTTCTTGTTTTTGTTTTTTTGATTAAATTGTTGTGCTTCTCTAAATGAATCAGCATTTGCAAATTCTGTTGTTTTTGCTTGCTGGATTAAAGTATCAATAGGAATAACACCAGAGCCACCATAATAATCAAATTTTGATGGTATTGATGCTTGATATTTGCCTCTAAAGTTTGCAGCAGGAGTTGTTCCTGTTCTGTTAATAGATATTAAAGGAAGGATTAATCTACCAGCACTATCTCTTAATTCTTTATCATTTTTGCTTTGAAATGCTCTTTCAGCAGAAGTCCAAATGATTGGGACTTTTTTATATCCTTCATGTGACAATAAATGAACGTTTATTCTGTCGTTCAGCCAATCATATACGGCAAAGTCAATAGTTTCTAATTTTGATGGAGATAAAGGTAAAGTAAATGTTTTTGGGTTTATTGGTCTTTGCATGTATTATCCTACAAATATTAATGCTGGTATTTTTTGACCAACCTTTTGAAGATTATCAGACATTGTGCTTTGTTGTTCGACAATCTTTGGATATGTCATTTCTGCAAGAATTGTCTTTAATTCATCACGTAAGTCTTTCTTTTCTGTTGCTGATTCTGTTAATAATGCAGTACCATTTAATTGTACAGTATCACCGGGAATTGGAATACTACCAAACTTAGAACGAACTTGTCCTAATATTTCTTTGCAAACAGCAAGAGCATATCTACGAATCCATTGTTTGCCAATTGAATTTATGCTTTCATATGGTATATTTGCGAATGGAAGAGTGTTCATATTGTTAACACCATTTACGCCTGTATCAGTACCATCTTCGCTTTCTGTCCAAGGGTCTGAAGGAATAGTAAATTCAACCCAGAACTTTTGTGGAGTTGCGATGTTTGGCACAGGAAACAATCTTAATTTATTGTTCTTAATCTCAAATGAATAGTGAGAGTTTCTTGTATAAATTGCTGTTTCAAATGCCATTGCTTGAAGTTTGTTTTGCCAAGTTGGAATAACTTCAAATGTTGAGTCGTCTGCATATTGTCCATAAGAAGACATATTACCAATTGTGTTTAATCCACCATAATAACCAAAGAATCTCCACATTGATTGTGGTGTTCTATAAAACACTCTTCTAATAATAACTTTCTTTGAACCAACTTTGTTTGCATAAGGAACTGAATTTCCATTTACATCTATTCCGCTTACTGAAGCAGATTCAATTATGTCTTGCAAATCATAATCTTGAACGTCAATAATTGTGCTTAATGAAGCAGAATATATGGTATCATTTGAAGACAAGCCACCTTCAAGAGCAAATGCTTTACCCATATTACGAACAAAATCAAGAGAATATTTAGGATATTTTAAAGCAACATTTGATGCTGATAAGGCATTTGTTATCTCACCATCTTGGTTGAATGAACCAGTTGATTTGCCAAGCATTGAAGGCAAAGCATTAACAGCTTGATGTAAATTAACAAGATATGAATATTCTAATACTGCTTCTTCGTATGCTGCATATACATTTCCTGTTGTTAATTCAATATCAAGAATATCACCACCAAGCTTTTTATACACATAAGCTACTTGGTCTGCTGCACCAGATATAAACGCTTCAGAATTGGAATATATACCAAATGGTAAAGAAGATGCAACGTCAACAAGATTGCCAGCAGAAGGAAGTACAATAGCACTTAAAGTGCTAGCAGGGGTTAATATAGGAACAGCCATACAATAAATAGTTTAATAAAAAAGAAACCCCTTTTTGCAAAGGGGTTCTTGTAAAACTAAACTTTTAGTTTAGATTAGGCTGCACCACCCCAAATAACTGCCCATTTATCGCCAGCACTTGAAGAAGCATATACACAAACTGCACCTTGGCTACCTGTTAATAAAAGTGGTGTGTTTGCTGTAAGAGCATTAAATGCAGAACCTGTGCTTGGATATAATTTTAAAGTTTGATTTACAACTCCATTTGCAACAACATAAACTTCACCAATAGTTGAGATTGGAAGTTGTACACCTTTTGTACCATCAGCAGCAGTTACCATAGTAACGTGTTTAACGATTGCAGCAGCATCAGTAGTTGCAGAACCGGATGCAGCTAATGTTCCAACATCTGTTATAACAAATCCACCAACTGATGCATCACCAGATGTTGTGATTGTTGTCATTGTTTGTGCGGAAAGCTCTTTTCTCATTCTTGAAACGCTAAATTTAGAACCCATAATAAAAAATCCTCCTTATTGGAAATCCAATACAATAAATAGTAAGAAACCCCCCGATATTTCTACCGAGGGGTTTCTTTTTGCTAACAGCTTTTAACTATTATGCGCCAGATTCACCGAACATGCCACGGATGATTACCAAGCCGTAGAAGTCTGGACGAATCATCTTCTTGGCGTAACGAGTCATTACGCCCTTACGTGGTACGAAGTCCTCGATACCAAAGATGGTTGGAGTAACTTGTAATGGAACGTATGGTGCATATACGAAGCCGCTTTCAAGGAAGGAACTTCCCTTACGACCGACGAGGATGACGTTACGGAGGAAGTATGGATCAACGTATACGTCAAACTTCTTGGAGATTGAACCAACGTTTTGTACGCCAACTTCACCCTTGTCATCATCTACTGCGATGCGAGCACGGAAACCAGCGGTCATTTCAAGAATGGAAGCGGTTTCTGGACCACATACGAGGAAGTTTGCACCGCCACGTAATGTCTTTCTGTGGATTTGAGCAGAAACGTCATTGATGGTTTCAATGAGGGTTTCGTACCACATGCTGACGTTACCAGTAAAGTCTGGAGCCTTGGAAGATGCACCAACTTCTACGCCAGTAAGTTTATTGACGAAGAGGCCGGGGCTTCTGGACCAGTAGAATGTACCAGCAGTTGCACCTTTGATAAGGTCTTCAAGAATTTCACGATCAATTTCAAGACCGATTTGTTCTGAAAGAATGCTTGTTAATTCTACTTCTGCATCCAAGTTATGGTAAGCATTGAGGTCTTGACCAAGTTCTGGGGACCACTTTGCTTTCATTTTCTTGGTTACAGCGGTAACGCTGACAGAATCGACTTTGATATCAATTTCTGGGATGTTTGCTTGTGCTTCAAGACCCCATGAATCAGTACCGACTACTGCACCAAGAGCATTGGTTGTACCAGCAGTTGGAGTACCAGAGAAGTCATCAGTTTGAGCGTAGCTGAGTGTTGTAGAACCAGAAAGTACCATATCGGTGAGGATATTTGCTACTGTAGCAGTTCCATCAAGAGAGGCAAATACGAGGTAAGCACTTGTCTTTGAAGCAGCAGAACCACCAAGAGTAGTTGCACCATCACCAAGTTGTGTTAGTCTTCTGACTAAACGAGTTCTTCCACCAGAACCAGTTACGTTTGGAGTTGCACCATTAAGTGTAACTGTAACTAAATCTTTAAGATTGAGTTGGCTGAAAGAAGCAAGTGGTGTAGAAAATACAGCCAAATTGGTTGTTCCAGAAGTGAAATCTGCATCGAAACGAACCCATTGATCAAGATATGCACCACCACCAGAAGTTGCACCAGCACCAAATGTGCCAGAAGCAACAAGTGTTAATGCAGCAGCGTGTGAGCCAGTTGGTGAGGTATAGCCGTTATTAAGGTTGTAGAAACCCTTTTCAGCATTTGCACCAGTTAAGCTAACACCGCCTGTGATTTGTTGACCAACAACACCTTGACCATAAACGGAATCGCCAGCTTCATATCCTAATCTTGGTCCAGATCCTGCTGTTGAGGAAATGTTGAAGTCAAGGAAGAAGATAAGACCGCTTGGGAGGCTCATTGGTTGAACGCTAACGAGGTCATTTGCAATCAATCCAGCGAATACTCTACGGACGATTGGGAATGCTACGGCAGCAAAACCTTCTACGTCGCCAGCAGCCATGCTGGAAGATTCACGGAGAAGTTCTTTTGCTTGGTTTTCAAGCAAACGAGCCATGCCGTGCTTTGTTCTTTCATCAGAAATGCCTTCAAGAAGGCCAGTTTTTTCCCACTTTTGAAGAAGAGCATGACCTTCTTTGCGTAAGTCTCTTTGGACCATGCCTTCTGTTAACTTTTGAATAATAGACATAATAATAACTCCTTAAATGTTATTTATTTTTTTGGTTTGATACCTGCGAGAATTTGCATTCTGTCAATCATTGGTGATGAAACAGAATTACGTTCCATTCTCTCTGCAATAGACATTGAATTTCTTTCGATTGCTTCGCTCAACGATTTAGGACCAGATGTAGTATTTACACCTTGCGTTGTGCTTTGAAGTGTTTCGTAAATTACTTTTGCTTGTTCTATTGTTGTTGCATTCGTAAGCGATTCGACAATCTTATTTTTTTGTCGCTCATTCAAGGAGGGGTTGCTTAGAACACGATTTTTGTAAAGCAACTTGGCATTTGATAATGTCAAATTGTCAAGTTTCTCTTGAAGAGTTTGTACAGCAGTTTCGTATTGCTCAACTTTGTTTGCTAATGCTTCTGCTACTGGTACTATCTCTTTCATCTTACTGCGATAAGTTAAAACTTTTGTTTTTAATTCTTTGTTTTCTTTTTTAAGCTCGCCATACTCTTCTTCCAATTCTTTGTCTGTTTGTACTTTCTTGGCTTTGGCAAGCTGGTGTGCGTGTTCAATTTCTGATGCTGTTGCAAGATAAACGTGTCCGTGTGGAACAACTCTTGCATCTACTGTCAATTCTTCAAACACGTTTAATAATTCTGATTTATCAACTTCAAAAACGTTTGTATCTTTTTGAATACGATTAAGTTTAATGTTTAATGCTTCTGCTATATTCTTTAATGGAATTTCAACTTGTTCTTCGTCTTCTGGACAGGGCTTTCCATCACATAGTTTTTCTTTATCTTTAATGCCTTTTACGTTTCTATCTTTAAAAGCAAATGGAAGGTCATCAACAAGGTTTGTTTCTTCTTGTTCTGGTTGTCCTATTCCCATTCCTAAATTTGGCATTGGTGCAGCAGCTGCACCAGATAATGCACCACCTAAATCCTCTTGTTCATTTAAAAGATTTTCTAATGCTTGCTTAACATCAATAGAGTATTTTTCTAATACCATTGCCTCTGCATTTTTTAGTGCAGCTTCTTTAAGTGTGATTGCATCTACAATAGCTTCATCAAGCAAAGACATTAAAATTCTCCAATTTATGATTATTCAAAATAAATAGTGCCAAATATAACAAAAAACCAAAAATGTTAAATTAATGATTCAAAAGACTTAGCTCTTGCAACAAGTTCATTGTTTGAATTGTAAAACTCAACTAAACTTTGGTCTTCATTGTCATATTGCTCAACAACTATTGTTTGTCCATTTACATTTATTGTTGATTGATATTGATAATAATTTGTTATTTTAATTTTTGAAATTTGATAATTATCATGTATTAAAGTTATAATATAATTTTCTATTGTCATTTTACGCCTTCAATAAAATAGTATTGCTTGTAGAAGCAGTAGAAGTACCAATAACAAATCCATTAGTAACACCAGATACAACAAATTTTGTAATACTAGTACCATTGGGAAAGAAAAATATTTCTCTTAATCTTCCAACATATTGACCATTTGTAGCCCTTGATATATGTATTGGTAATCTGACAAATTCATTTGCAATATTTTTCAAAGCAACATTATCTGGGTTTGTTAGCATATTAAACAATCTAGCTACGTTCAATGTTGTAGATAAACCAACATTCATAACATAAAAATGTGCTGATCCTGCGCTTGCATTGTGAGAAAACAATGTTGCAGTACCTTGTGAAGAGTGTGCAATAACACCAGTATTTGTATAACCAGAAGTTACTAAACCATATAACTTACCATCTGATTCTGCATTTGAAGCATTTGAACTTTCTGGGTCGTAAATTGCACCTGCTAAACTCATATATAAAGCACCAGCAGCGGTTTCCCCAAGAATTACAACACTATCTTTTGATTCATAAGCATGAATTGCTGCTACAGAAGTACCAACTAAAAATCCAGAATAACCAGAAAATTCACCAGTTGTAAAAGGATTGGCATCTGCCCAACTTGAATAAGAACCAGCATTTTTACAAAGACCAAAATTAATTCTTGTATTTGCATAAGAATCTGGAGATAACATAGTAGGAGTTCCAGCAGCACCTCCAGCATAAACAATTTTTTGACCTAATGTAGAGGTAACAGGGGTTAAAGCAACGCCAATAGTTGTACCTGTACTAATTTGAGAATATGGTGTCCAAGCAATTCCAGAACCTGTAACTCTTGAAGTACCATCGGAATAGGTTGTGCTTGAAAATGCAGTTGCAATTGCTGCCATATTACCAGATACAGATGCTGCTGGTGCATTAAATTTTCCTATATATTTATATGATAAAGATTCTAAACTCATTAAGATATTGTCCCACTATCAATATATATAGTTTCTGTGTAATTTGTTGATGTTCCTTCTAAAACAATTTCAGCAAAAGATGCGGCAGTAAAAGAAACTGCTGTCGCTACAACTACCCAAGTTAATTGATTATTCTTCCATCCAAGTACATAACTATCTCTACTTGTTGATGGAGGTGCTAATACTGATGGGGTGGATGTTGAATTGTAATAAGGAACTCCATCACTTGAAGAAGGAAATTGTTTTGCATTTAAATCGTTGATTGAAGAGGATAAAGCAAACCCACTAATTGTTAATTCCTTATTTACTCCATTTGAATTAACATCTATTGTAGTGGTTGTGATATTAATTCCATTTGTTCCTCGCATTTCTAAAGAATCTGAACCTGTTGCAACAAGTGTTGTTTGACCATTGACAACTATATTTTTATAGTGTGAGCCAATTGATACTTCAATTTCATTTGTTGCTGATTGAGAAACTTGAAATCCTGTATTGTTATCAAACTTTATTTTTGATACTTTATTGTCAAAAGAAACACCATTTGCACTTGTGCCAGAAACTGACAGACTTATTGGTAAACCAACATAATTTGATGCTGTTATGGTAGTTAGAGAAACCGAATCAGCAAGGTTTAATGTTACTGCGCCAGTAGTCCCGCCACCAGTTAAATTAGTTCCAGCAGTTACAGAAGTTATATCTCCACTTCCTCCTGCTGCACCAGATACACCTTCTAACAATGAGCCATTACCAGCTAAAACTGATGCACTTAATTGACTTGGAGTTATTGATGCAACAAGTGTACCACTCACATAGAAATCTATTCTATCATTACCAAATTCTATTTTAGTATTTCTTTCTGGATCATCAGCAGCAACTAAATCACCAATTATTTGAGTTTGTTTATTATAACCATAAGCCATGATATAAATAGATAGATAAAAAGAAAAAGGGGGTATCCCCAAAAGGATACCCCCAGATTCTAATCCAGAAAGATAAGGATTAGAAGACGAACCAGTTAGAGCCGTTGGATACTAACATGACGGCTGCGTATGGAGATTCAAGAACGATTGAGGCATAACCATCAATTGTTTGTGAACCGGAAGCAGCTACAGTAACACCATTAGCAGAACCTTCTGATTTCTTGACTTTGAGGAATTGACCGCTTCTGCCAACAGCAGTTGGAAGAGTTGCAGTAAATGCACCAGAGGTAGCATCACAAAGAGCAACAGAAGATGTAACACTTCCGTTTGCACTTAAGGTTTGTAATGAATCAGCTAATGTACCTTCAACAGCACCAATGAACTTGGAAGCTTTGAGTTCAAGTGAAGATACGAATGCGCTGTTTGTGCTTGAACCATCGCCAACGACGAAGCTTGCAAGATTGTTACCAATCTCAAAACCTTGGCTGGCTGAAAGGGCTGGAGCACCATCAGCGATTGTAATCTTGGCATCTTCTACAAGCAAGCTACCGACAGAAGCTGAGAATGTAGTACCTGTAACAATCAAGTCACCTTCGATGGTAACATTGTTTTGGAAGGTTCTATTTCCAGCAATTGTGCTCTTTAAGGCAACTTGATCGCTACCATTGATTTCAAGTGAGTTTGAATCAACTTGTACATCAAGTGTAACTGAAGAGCCGAGGGCTACTGAACCACCAGCAGAAAGACCATTGCCACCAAGAACTTGAAGTGAAGAATTGACAAGTTTAACATTTTCAATTCCACCAGAAAGCATTGCATTGGTGATACCAAGTCCTTTAACTCTTAATACGTCAGCGTTGATTTCGATTGAAGAAGCATCAACGTTAACGTTAAGAACGCTTACATCGCCTGTTGCACCAGCAACGAATCCAAGACCATTACCAGCTATAGAGCTAGAAATAGCAACGAAATCGTTTTTGATTGCTACTGCACCAGTAGTTTTAACAGCAAGTTGTCCACCAGCAAGCCAATCAAGACCTGCATCAGCAGCAGCAGAAGCGATACGAAGACCATCGGTTGTAACTTCAAGAGCAGAACCAGAAAGTCTTAATACACCTTCGATTGTACCAGAAGCACTATTGTAGGTCATATCAATGCTGTTTGTATCAACAGCAGAGAAATGTGCTCTTGTTTCGGCAGCAGATGGGCCGGTGTATGTGAATACACCAGAACCGCTATTGTAGGTGAAAGAACCATCACCACCAGCATCAACAATAGATACTGCGGCTCTTGCTCTTGCATCGGTGTAATAGAGGTTTGTGCCTTCTGATACTGCTGTAGTAGAGAATGAACCAGAAGCACCAAGAGCGACAGATACGCCGTTGAATGAAACTGATTGATTTTGAAGTTTAGCATTTGTTACGGCAGCGTCAGCAATCTTGGCTGTAGTAACGTTTGCATCTTTGATTTTTGCGGTTTCAACTGCATCTGTAGCAAGTTTACCTGCTGTAACATTTGCATCTGCAATTTTAGCAGTTGTTACGTTAGCATCTGCAATCTTTGCGGTTGTAACGTTTGCGTCTGCAATTTTTATTGTTGTAACGGCTGCGTCAGCTAATTCTGCTGTATTGATTTCACCAGCAGGAAGAGAAACGGAACCTGTAACAACCAAACCACCAGCATCAATAGTAACACCTTCTTCGGCAACCATTGAACCAGAGTGTCTATATTGTCCTATCGAAAACTTATAAGCCATGTTTCAACTCCTTAAACAAAAAAGTGCCAATGAGTTGAAAAGTACAAACTTTAAAACCCTTTGGCACTACAATAAATAGATTGCACTAACTCAATCTTCTTTACTTGTCAAGAAAAAAGTTTAATAAATAAACCAACGAGAATTACCATCAGTATAAAGGTTTAAAGAAGCATAAGGAGACTCAACAATTATGTTTGTTTGACCATCAATTGTATCGCTACCGCTTGTTTGAATAATAATATTGTTTTGATTACAATTACCGGTTTCGTCTTTAATTAAGAAAGACCTTCCAGAAATAGAACCAGATGCTTTAGGAAGTTGAATTGTAATTGATGAAGTTGCATTTAAAGTATCAACTCCAATAAAATAGTTAGATAATAATAAATCGTGCGATGAAGAAACAACTACTCTATTTAAAATTGTAGATTGTGCAGAAATAACAGAAGCGGTTAATAATCCAGTAGAAACTTTATTAATAAATGTTTCTGTGCCTAATGCTGTAGTTCTTGATTTACTATATTTATATGCCATTAGAAAATAAACCATCCTGTTGTGTCTTTATAAACTGATATAGCAACGTGTTCAATATCAAGAGTTGTAAATGGTTCTAAATCTACTTGTTCTCCAGAAGACGCAGATACAATTATTGTGTTTGTATCAGCCATACCAGAAATATCTTTTATTACATATACTTTTCCATTATTTATCGTAGCTATTGGAGGAAGTGTAACAACAATACCTGCATAATTTGAATTCACACCAACAAAATAATCGTCTACTGCTATTGTATAACTTGATGTAATTATTGTTGTATTAAATGTGATACTGGAAGCTGATATAGCAGTTATTGATTGTCCATTCAATAACAAACTTCCACTAATGTTCACGGAACCAGTAATGACTACCTTGTCTGATGGATGATTTCCTAAATACGTATTGTTATAAACGCTTAAACTATTTGATGCAGTTATATTAGTAAATAATGCATTTGATGTTGGATTATACGTAGAAGCAGAACCAGTAGAAGTTGAAGTAGTCTGTCTTGTTGTTGGAATTGTATTTGCTGTAAATTGTGGATTAAATGCATTTTCTCTAACACGGAAGCATTTAGCCATAATTTCAAATTTGTTTTCTATTTGACCAAACAATCTTTTTGGCTGAGATAATTCTGTTATTTCATAATATCTGTCACCATATAAAACGAAATCACCTTCACGTACAAATAGGTTTTGGTCTTCTGTTAATCGTTTTTTATGGAAATGAACTTCAATTGTTGTTTCACTATCTAAACCAAATGAATCTTCATTTTTTGTTATGTCACCATTAAATTTAATAAGAGCAAATACTTTAACAGGTGCATAAAATGTTTTATCTAATGCTTCACCATATAAAGGATGAAAGTTGGTTCTTTCAATATCTATTGGAAAATATAAAATTTGTTGCCCAACAACTCTCTCAATAAGTTCGTCGTTGACTTGTTTAACAAGATTGCGTTCTTTTTCACCGGTAAATAATGGTGGAGGAGGATTCGCAGGTTGGGTCCAAGCAGTATCTGATTTTTTTTGGCGTGCCATTATTTATAAATAGAACAAAACATTATATTATTCTATCAATTGAGGATATTCTCTTGTTACTATTATGGGCCAAGTTGTATTATTTTTAAGTTCTTCTTGTAAGTACGGTGGAATTGATAAATAAATTACAGCTACACCATTTTGAATAGCAAATTCTCCTGCTTCTTCTAAAGTGCTTGTTGGAGCTACGACAACTTTTTCTTCTTGCATTATGATTGCCATTGTATCTCCTATGCTAATATAACTATTGCCACCGAACCTGATGAACCGGGGCCACCACTACCGCCACCAACAACGCCAGTTCCCCCAGAACCACCATTAGCTGTGATTACACCATACGATGTTGATTTGGTTACTAAACATACTAATCCACCAGCGCCGCCAGCGCCGCCAGCAGAAGCACCAGCGGAGCCGCTAGCATTGCCGCCATTGCCACCATTTGCAGAAATTCGACCATTATTTACTACATTTTTTGCCGCAATCCAAACTACACCACCACCAGAACCTCCAGCACCAGAAGCAAGAGCAGGGTCAGCTACAGCACAACCACCACTCCCTCCTCCACCACCCCCATTAAATGCTCCACCTGTCCAACGACCATCGTACCATCTTCCATTCCATTTTTGATGTGGAGAGGTTTGTGAAGCACCACCACCAGTACCACCTGCTCTTGCGCCTGCTGTACCGCCAATACCACCAGTTGGAGGAAGGCTCAATGAATTAAAAGAAGCATTGGTACTACCACCCCCATTGATGCCAGAAGCAACAGCATTAAGTATGCTATTTGCGCCACCGCCACTAGCACCGCCCAAATAATTTCTTGCTGTCAATGCAACACCGCCGGTAGTTCCAACAGGAGCATTTCCATCATCATTAATAGAAGCAGAAGTTTGTATTGTTAGAGTTTCTTTTACATAAATTTTATAACCATTTGGTTTGATACTACCAGTTCCAGTTATTGATAAATTATTATAATATAATTCTCTTGAAGCCGTTAAAGAACCAGTAATTGTCGCGTCACCATCAGAACCATCGCCAAAATAACCAAATCCATATGTTGATGATAGTACATCGCCAGAAGTGATTATATAGTCTGTTCCGCTTAATGTTTTATTAAAAGTTGGCATTATGTTAGTCCTACGATATAAAATCCATCAACACCATTTGATACTAGTGTCGCACTACCAGAAGTGCTTGAAATAATTAAACTTGTTGCTCCATCAATTGTTTGTGAGCCACTTGGTTGAATACGAATATTATTAGTACCAGCATTACCACCAACGTCCTTAAATATCAAGGTTTGACCAGCAGGATAAGTTGTTGCACTATTTAAACTTGCTGTAACAACGCTTCCTGTCGTGCTGATACCCATAAAATAATTTGCTTGGGTTGCTGTAAAGCTGCCAGTATATGTAGAATAGCCTGCTTTAAATCCTTGTGACCCAACTATGTTTCCTGCTATGATTGCATCAGAATTTAAGAAAGAAGTACCTGCAACCTGTAATTGATTTGATGCTGAGATATTCGAACCAGTTATCGTTGTAAATCTTGCTGTTGAACCTGTAATAAATCCACCATCAATATCTAATGAACCAGTTCCAATCATATTGAAAGAACCAGTTAGTGTTAAAGTATTAGTAGGATTATTCCAAGTAAAGTTTGCAGAACCATTAAAACTTCCACCATCATTATATTGAATTTGTGTTGTAGAACCGCCGGGAG